TATGTATATTATTAGCAATTTGCGGTGAAAAATATTAGCAAAAATGCTTGTATTGCTAATATTTGCATTGTGTTAATTAAGATATACCGCAAAGGTACGACGGAATTAACGCAATGTAAATAGCAAATATATATAAAAAAATCTACGAAAGCGCAAATTGGAAATGGAAATCCCTACAACTCTATCATTCAAAAAGGGGCTGCGAGAAGCCAAATATGGCGACGTCCCGGCGATCAGGGCTTCTATTATGGCCGCGCTGGGTATCACGAGCCGTCAGGCGTATGCGAACCGGCGCGACGGAAAAGTCGGCTATTCGGTCGACGACGTACGGTGTGTGGAGGCTGCATTCGCGGCCTACGGAGTAACCGACCCGTGGGGTGAATAGTCATGAAAACTGATGCGATTTTATCGAAGGCCGAGGCCCGGGTCGCCCGGGCGTACGTGGACGGGCTGATCGGAAAGGAGATCGCCGACAGGCTGTGCATATCCTATAATACGGTCATCCGGCATACGCAAAATATCTACGAAAAGATCGGCCGGCGGTCGGTGAATGCACTGGTCGCATGGTGGTTTTGCGAAAATTTCAATATCGACCTTCGAGAGGTCGGACGCCGCATCGGCGCTACGTGCCTGTTGTTGCTATTCTGCACCTACACTTTCTGCGGCGGCGATTACGAACGCGCGACGCGCCGGGTGCGCCGCGGACGGCGGAATGAATATGAATACATAATCGAGGAATGATATGCTGACATTGACCGAAATAGACATGATCGCCGAACGTGTGGTGCGCATGATGAAGCCGGCCGACGAGATTATGAATATCGAACGGGCCGCGGAATACCTCGGAACGACGACCGACGCCTTGTCGAAACGGGTGGAGCGGCGCCAGGTGCCGTTCCACAAGCAAGGTAAGTTGGTGTACTTTTCCCGAAACGAACTGAACGAGCATTATTTGACGGACAAAGACATGGTTGCGACGGCAACGGAAAACCTGTACGGGCGCCGCCGAAAATAAACCCTTTGCTAAATGGGATTGTGATTTTGCTAATGGCATTATGCCGGGGCGATGGCCTGCCGTGAGGCCCGCGATCGCTTTTTTTCGATGAAATTACTATGGACGAAATATACCACAAGCGATGGCGCCCGGCGGACGTACGCAAGTTGTCAGAATTATATGCGGCGGGCCGGCCGCCCGAGGAGATTGCCGGGGAACTGGGACGTAATGTCCGGGCTGTGAAAAGCAAGGTGTGGCGCCTCGGACTGCGGAGGAAACAGATCGCCCGCGAAGCGCGGCGCAAACTCGATTGTATGCCAAACCCTTTTGGATGGATGAAATAACACTTTATATCATGAGGAATATTGTTGTGGTTGATATTGACGGCACCCTGTCCGTCGTCGGCGAACGCCGAAAATACATTGCCGGGGAACCGAAGGATTGGGCGCGGTTTTACGCCGACAAGTTCGACGACGATCCGATCCCGGAAGTCTGCGACTTGGTGCGGGAGCTTGCGAAAACCTATTCGATTTTATTCTGCACCTCGCGGAGCGAGTGCGCGCGCCAGCGGACGCAACTGTGGCTGCACCGGCACTTGGGGATGTCTCCGCAGGACTACACGCTGATTATGCGTGCGCCTGCGGACGAGCGCCCGGATGTGGTGTCGAAGATCGACACCTTCACGGCCGAAACGACGCCCGAGGAACGCAACGCCGTATCCTTCGTCCTGGACGATAGCGAGGCTATGGCCGTGGCGTGGGAAACAGCGGGGTATACGTGCCTTCATGTAGTTGTAGGGGATAGATAGCATGGCCGGATACCTGAAAATACCGCGCGACCTGTTCAATTCGGACGAGTGGAAAGAACGCCGCGTTTTCGGCAAGATCGAGGCGCAGGTCGACCTGCTGCAGATGGCGGCCTATGTCGACGGGCGGGTGGTTCACTGTGCGACACGGGACGTGGTGTTGCAACGCGGCCAACTGCTTACGACGATGCGTTTCCTGGCCGACCGGTGGGGGTGGAGTGCCGCGACGGTGTACCGGTATTTACAGTCGCTGAGAAACAGCAATAGAAACAACATCCGAATACAGATTGAAACGGCTGTCGAAACAGGCAGGACGCTTATAACTATTTGTGATTATGGCAAATGGGATTTGGATGACGTGGCAAATGAAACAACCGATGCAACACCTTTTGAAACAGCCTGTGAAACACCGGATGAAACGCTATCAGAAATAAAGTATAGTAATACAGGGGAGATACAGGATAGAGAAAGCACTATATCACAGTTGGTAAGTGACTTTAAAATCGCGTGCGCACGTGCGGATACGCGCGAGGATGCCCGGTGCATCCACCGCGAGCTGTGGCGGGCCGGATGCTGGGACAAATCGTCGGAGGTGTGGAAGTCCCTCGGGAAGGAATACCAGTTCCTCGTCATGGTATGGATGTATTACCCCGACTTGCAGATGAAGATAGACGCGCCCCTGATAACGTGGCAATCCCGCGATTTGGTCGGGCACTATAAGCCCGGCGATTTGATGCGCACGGTGGAGGCTATGGCCAACAAGAAAGGCATCGAAAAAACGGTTGCCTCCGTCCACCGGACGCTGAGGATATGGCTGCGTCAGGATTGGGAGATAAACGGCCGAAAGGACAAACGAGAATAGCTATGTTCAAGCGTACGAAACAACCTACGCCGATACAAATGGTTTTGCGTGTTGTCTACGACATCCAGACACGCAAACGTGCAGCCCGGATAGAGCCCGACCATGCGCTGCTGATCGGCGACAGAATCTACCTTCACGTTTCGCAGGTTCTGACGCCCGAAGGCTTCAAGCGGATCGTGGACAAACTCGTGGCCGATGGAATAATTCTTCGCGGCGACACCGCGCGGGACACGTACATTCGGATAGCCGATTACGATAGCGTCGCAAGCTGCTATAATGACGCCCCGCGACCCCTGTCCCCTCAGTTAACCTTTAACGAATGATAAAATGAAAGTCATAGTAACCTTTTCGGGAGGCAAGGACAGCCTTGCATCACTTCTTTGGACGCGCGAACACATCACCAAGAACTTTACGACCGTGTTTTGCGACACGGGGTGGGAGCATCCGCTGACCTACGAGTACATCAACCGGATCGCGGATAAACTCCACTTGGATTTGGTGACACTCAAGTCGAAGAAATACGACGGGATGGTCGATCTTGCCCGGCAGAAAAAGCGTTGGCCCTCGACGCGGGCGCGGTTCTGCACGCAGGAATTGAAGACGAAGCCCTGTATCGACTACGTGCTGGACGAGGTGCAGGACAATATGCTGATGATACAGGGCATCCGGGCAGCAGAATCGGCCAGCCGGGCGAAGATGTCGGCGCAATGTACGTACTTCAAGTACTATTTCGAGCCTTACGGTTACGACAAAAACGGCAAGCCGAAAAAGCACACTTATCGGGGCAAGGAGGTACGGGCATTCCGGGAGAAGTTCGCCGACGATCTGCGTCGGCCCGTGTTCGACTGGTCGGCGCAGCAGGTGATGGATTACATACTGGCCGCAGGTTTGGAGCCGAACCCGCTTTACAAAATGGGCTACAAACGTGTCGGCTGCTGGCCGTGCGTGATGGCGAATCAGCGGGACATCCTCAATATTGCCCGGCAATCCCCGGAGCGTATCGACGAGATTGCCACCCTCGAACAAGAACTGCGTTCGGCGTTTTTCGGCCCGGACAAAATACCTGCCCGCGCAATCGTCAGCGGTAATAAATACCCCGACATCCGCGACGTGGTTCGCTATGTCGAATGGCAGAATGCCACGGGCAGTTTGTTCGACGACGACACGGCGACCAGCTGCATGAGTTATTACGGATTATGCGAATAGATGGTTACCTCCGCAGTATAAGTTCCACGCCCCAGCCGTCGGAGAGTATATTTTGAAGCTGATGAACGAACCGCACCTGACATACCCGCTCGCCAAGCCTGCCGATGGATATGTAAAACTTATCCACGGCTCGGTCGACATAAAGGTTATCGACGCCGTATTTGACCCACCGCACTGCATTACGGCGCATGCCGAGCCGCTGGAGCATGTCGGTGGACAGGGGTATCGGGTCGATCCGGTCGGCGGGGATGTACGACACCTTGCCGGTGATCCGGTCGGTATGGGCGTTGATCCCCTTGGGGAATACGCTGGTCACGGCAATTACTTTCCCGGCGTGAAGAACGTAATTGCCAATTCGTAAAGAATCGGTTTTCATAGTCACAAACAAAACGAAATAAAACAGCAAAAATTATGACAGACCAAGTAACGAGCATCGAACAGTCGAAGCGGCTGATCGAGCTGGGAGTGCCCGCGGAGAAGGCGAGCATAGCGCGTATTTTCACGGATGGAGACGGAGAGGTATTGGATTGGGATTGCGTCGTTGAGCAAAATGGCAAATTCTTTATGTCCAAATTAGCTATGCATTCGCTCGCTATTGATTCAGATAGCCCCGTAGAGGTGTATTGCCAATTATATGATGCCAAAGATGGGAATTATGACCATTCATATCGAAGCGATTGCCCCGCCTTCACGGTCGCCGACCTGCTGGAAAAGGTGCTTCCGAATGTGATTCAGGACGCCCACAACACTTACGAACTGACACTGAAAGCAGTGGTTGGCGGTGGATGGAGATTCTGTTACACCCCCGTACTTACCCCATTAGAAGCCGATAATATTGGGGATGAAATGGGCGATAACCTGATAGAACTTCTGTGCAACCGTATTGAGTGGATAGTGTCTAACGGCTATAAACTGAACATATGAAAAGCGAAAAAGCAAAACAATATTTGTTGAAAGTGGTAACACCGATAGCGATGATGTATCCCGATTGTCCGGGAGAATGCGATATTAAGCTAATAGAGGCAAAACGAGCCGCCGAACTTGCCGAGCAGGAGGCCGAGGAGCGGATGCGGGCGAAAGCGATCTCTGCATTTTGCGAAAACGAGTGCGGCGGCACGTGTCGAAGGTGCGAGAAAACTGACGAGTGTGAAACGTTGGGAAAATTTATCCAAAAACTGAACGGGGAATGAAAACACTTGCACAATTTTCATTGGAAGATGCGCAAAAGATAGCCGAAGAATCCGACTATGCCTTTGCCGCGAGCGAGACGGACTGTAATCCCATAAATTGGGGCGATGCAGCTGCATTCGTATTGGAGGGGCATAAAGCCTGCCTCGCAGAACTGACCCGCTGGCACGACCCGAAAGAAATTGTTCCGAATCACAAATGGGCTGTGCTTGTAAAACTCACCCCAAGCATTTACGACGTCGCTTCTTATAGCACCGAAATGGAACGATGGATATTTGTAAATTATTCCCTTGACCGTGAGGAAATCATCGGCTGGCGGGAAATTCACGAATAAGGCAAGACTATGACAAAAGCATCATTTGACACAATAGGCGGACTGTTGATCGCCTTTGTTGCGGGAAACTTAGCGCAACACGACTACTCGGTGGCGGATTGGTGGAGGTTTGCGCTGCACGTTATTTTTACTGTTGCGGGAATTTGGATGTTCAGCAACGGGTATAGCAATTTGCCGAAAAAATAAGGCGATGACCTCCGCCGTGTTGCGGAGCTAAAACGGAAGAGAAAATGAACGAAATTATAACATGGACTATCCTTGCTATCCTCGGAATCGTCACTGTTTGGCTTATGTATCGCGCCGTGGAAATACACGAACGGCTCAGAAAATCAATTGAGGAACTCAAAAAAGAAATAGAATCCCATGAAAACAGGCGTCGAAATCATCGCTAAAACGAGGAAAAGAATTAGGAGAGGCCGAAATATGAGGGTTGAACAAATTATAGGCAATGTGCGTCATGCTGAGGTATGTAGTATTATAGGGAACCCACACGCTGGCTTGGAAGCTCTTGCCGAGGCCGGCGCCCTTATCGCCGCCGAGATCGACAGAATTAACAACCTCAAAAAAGGATAGCAATGCGAGAAATTAAATTCAGAGGCAAACGTGCAGATAACGGGGAGTGGGTTTATGGAGGTATTATTTTCATAGACGGAGGCGAACCGCATATTTTCTGCAACTATGGAGGCGTAGAGGTCGATCCCGCCACCGTGAGCCAGTACACGGGGCTTAAAGACAAGAACGGCGAAGATATTTGGGAGGGAGATATAGTAGAATGGGAAAATCTCATGAAAACCAATATGCGTAGCGTAATTGCCTATCGAGATCGGATGTTCTGTTTTGTAGATGCGAACAATGAACCTATGGAAATTTGGTGTTGTTCATTTACGAAAATAGGTAATATTCATGACAACCCGGAATTACTTAAAACTAAATAACCATGCGAAAAATTAAATTCCGAGGCAAGCGCCTCGAAAACGGCAAATGGATATACGGAGACCTATATCATGCCGGCGATATAACATGTATCTGCGATTGGTCAATCCGACCTAATACCGTAGAAAATTTCGCAGTCGATCCTGCCACCGTCGGCGAGTATACTGGGCTGAAAGACAAGAACGGAAAGGAGATTTACGAGGGAGATATTCTTACCGACGAATTTGAAAGTATCGGAGTCGTTGAATGGCGGGACGGTGCATTCGTTGTCAACTTCGCAGATTTTGATTTTTTCCAAATCGCCGACTGCTTTGACGATTTGTATCAGATGTGGGGCATTGGAAATATCCACGACAACCCGGAATTACTTAAAACTGAATAGCATGAAGAATTTCGATTTAGAGGCCGCCAAAGCAGGCGCGGCGGTATGTACGAGGGACGGGGAGGAAGTGCGGATTATATGTTTTGATCGTATTTGCACCATATTCCCAATCATAGGATTACGCAGAAATGTCGACAACGAGGAATATGTTGTAACGTTCACGACTGATGGCCGCAAATTTTTCACGAGTAAGGATGGTGGAGATTTGATGATGCGCGACGACGACTACGCCGAGAAGCTGGCGCGGGGAGAGTACGGGAATCACATCCACGAAGCCACCGAAAAGGTTGATCCAACTATTAAGGAAAACTTAACAGTTGACCGGGAGTACTGGCGGAGGGTGTATGCCGGATATGTATTGGCGGGGTCGTGCGCTAGAGTAAGTCGGCTGTCTGCCGAAGGTGTCAAATTTGCTATCGCCCTCGCCGATGCCCTCCTTGAAGAGCTGGAGAAAACGGAGAAGAAATAGATATGCCAACCATCCCCAAGCCGACCCGGCGCGGCTATCTTCCGCCGAGGGTCACACAAGGCCGACGTCTGCACGATAACGGTGAATTCTATCGGTCGACCCGATGGCGGCGGCGCCGGCTTCAAAAACTCGACGCGGATCCGCTTTGCGAGGAGTGCAAACGGCGCGGTCTGGTCACCCCGGCCACGGTGGTCGACCATATTGTGCCGATTAACGAAGGAGGCGCAGCTATGGATATGGACAACCTGCAAAGCCTTTGCGACAAATGCCATAACCGGAAGAGCGGCATCGAGGCTCACAAATCAAGACAATGAAAACAAGTGCAACGATTAACCAGGTCATCGCCGAATGGTTGGCGAACATAGATGTAATGGCTACGACCCGCAGAAGCTACGGTACAAAGGTGCAGTTATGGTTCCGCTGGCTGCATGGCCGAGGGTGCGATCCCCGGATGCCGCGCCGCGTCGATCTGCTCAACTACAAGCAGGATTTGGAAGCACAGAGGAAAACGGCGCTGACTGTCGACAGCTACGTGACTGCGGTGCGGTTGTTCTATAAATACTGCAAGCAGCGCGGATACTATGACAGCATCGGCGATGGTATACGCTCCTCTGTACGATACAAGGGGCATCGCAAGGGACGGCTTATTGCTGCCGATGCTGCACGCTTGTTGGATTCTATCGACGTGACGACCAGGAAGGGCAAACGCGACAAACTGATGATCGCACTGATGTTGCTGTTGGCGCTTCGTACCTGCGAGGTCGAGCGGATCAACATAGAAGATTTCGACCGCACGGAAGATGGCATCCCGATCCTGTATATTCAGCGTAAGGGACGACATGAGAAGGTCGAAGCGATGGCTTTGCCGGACAGCATCGTCGAATTGTTCACGGATTATATCGCAGATCGGGATTTGAAGCCGGGCGAAGCGTTGTTCGTCGGCGAGAACCGAAAGGTGCCGCAGCGGTTGTTGCGCACCTCGATCAGCCAGATCGTGCACGAACGACTGGCGGCAATAGGGATCAACCGGCCCGATATAACGGCGCATTCGTTACGCCACACATGCGCTTCGATGATGGTTGAGGCCGGGGCCGACCTTGAGACCGTACGCGATATGCTCGGCCACACGACGACGAACACGACACGTATTTATGCGCAGGAAGTACACGCCCGAATGCTGCTTCGCAACTCGCCGTCGAAACTGGTGGAAAAAGCGATAAAACAGTTCCAGCGCGTCGGGCAGTGCGGTGTGTATATATAATTACTTCCGTGATATATATGATACTGTATTGTGTCACAAATTGACACAAACCTTCACGAGCAAAAGCTATGAGTTAATGCGATAAAATATTGAAGCATAGCGTGGAAGGGTAGGGGGTCGGAATCACGACAGGGTGGCCGCGACACAACCGCCCCCACAATCTTCTGCACACACGTCCAAAATCTGAAAACTTTTTGAGTGAAATTATGGGAAGGAAACCGATCCCCGATGCAAAAAAATCCTTGCAGGGAACGTTAAAAAAATGCCGGATGCAGGAAACCTCGATGCCGACCACCGGGGTGTGCAAGCCGATCACCAAGACCACAGCGCCGCCGTGGCTCACGGACAAGGCCCGCAGGATATATGGCGATACGGCAAAAATGCTTATCACGTGGCGCGTGCTGACGAAACTCGACCTGCCCCTGTTGGCTGCGTATGCGGCGGCCTATGCCAACCTGATCGCGGCAAACGATGATATTGCGGAGTATGGGTATTTTGTTACGACGTACACCGACAAGGGCGTGACGCGCACGCTGCATCCGGCTGCCAAAATGTTCAAGGATTCGTTGGATACGGTCAACAAGATCGGGGCGCAGTTCGGGTTGTCGCCCGTTTCCCGTCGGAGTTTCGACGCGGCCGCGGGCGGCAGGAAAGAGGAACCGAAGAAGGAGGAAGATCAGTTTGCAGAGTTTTTCAAATGACAAGAGTGAAGAAGATACATCCGGCCGAACAATATGCCGCCGACGTCCTGTCCGGCCGTGTCGTTGCGTGCAAGTATATACGGCAAGCGGTAGAGCGCTATTACAGGGATTTGGATCAGGCTGTGGAAAAGGGATGGTATTTCGATGCGCGTGCAGCGGAACGCTGTATCAACTTCATCCAGTCGTTGAGGCATATCAAAGGCGAGTGGGCCGGCCGGCCGATCACGCTGGAGCCGTGGCAGCAGTTCGTGCTCTGGAACGTGTTCGGCTTTCGCCGCTCGGCGAACGGCTACCGCCGCTTCAAGGAGTTCTATTTGGAGGTTGCCCGCAAGAACGGCAAAACGACGTTGCTGGCGGGGATCGGGTTGTATATGCTTTTCGCCGACGGTGAGGCCGGGGCCGAGGTCTACTCGTGCGCAACGACGCGCGACCAGGCACGCGAATGTTTCGGTGCGGCGCAGCAGATGGTCGAAAAATGTACGCTTTCGAAGCGGGCGAAAGTGTTCCGTTCTGCCGGCGGTTCGATCGTTTACGAAAACAACGGGTCGGTATTCAAACCGCTGTCGTCCGATGCCAAGACGCTCGACGGTAAAAATGCCTCGTGCACGATCCTTGACGAGTTCCATGCCCACCGAACCGACGAGGTGTACGCGGTCATGAAGTCGTCCATGGGTGCGCGCCGGCAACCGCTGATGTGCATTATCACGACCGCAGGTTTCAACCTTGCGTCTGCATGTTACACCTACCGCACGAGTGCGTTGAAATTGCTGTCCGGAATCATCGAGGACGACACGCTGTTTGTCATGATCTACACGCAGGACAAGCGCGAGGAGCTGGCCGATCCGGGTATGTGGTATAAGTCCAATCCGTGCTACGGAGCCTCCGTGATTCCGGAATACCTGGTCGAACAGTATAACAACATCCGTACGAAGCCCGAGCAGGAAACGAACATCCTGACGAAGAACTTCAATATGTGGGTGCAGGCCGCGGACACGTGGATCAACGACGAGGTTTGGCGCGCTTGCAAAACCACGACCGACCCGGCGACGCTGGCCGGTTGCACCTGTTACGGCGGCCTCGACCTGGGGGCCGTCAACGATTATTCGTCGTTTGCGCTGGAATTCCACGAGGACGGCAGGACGCAGGTGCTTGTCTGGTTTTGGATTCCCGAGGAAAAGTACCGCAGCCGGCAAGAGATGTTGCGCGAGAATATCAATATCGAGGTTTGGCAGCGGCAGGGATATATCGCCGTCACGCCGGGTAATGTCACCGACTACGACGCGATCCGGGCCGATATAAACAGGATTGCGGGGCAATACAACATCGTCAAGATCGGGTACGACCGATGGAACTCGTCGCAACTGGTCATCGACCTGCTGGCCGACGGGCTTCCGATGGACGGTTTCCAGCAGTCGATAGCCAACATATCGCCCCCGACAAAGGATTTCGAACGGCTTGTGCGGCTCGGAGAGTACGAACACTTCGACAACCCCGTGCTGCGGTGGCAGATGTCCAATGTCGTCGTCTACCGCGATGCCAACGACAATATAAAACCCTTGAAGAACAAGAGCCCCGAGAAGATCGACGGCATCGTCGCCGCGATCATGGCGCATGGTGAATACATGAGCGCACTGCGCGATCCGGAAACTCCGTCCGTGTACGAAAGCCGCGGCTTGAGAACATTCGATTAATCAAAATATACGACTATGAAAGAACCAACCAATCCAGCAACCACACGGCTCGATGCCAACACCTCGCGTTTTATCTCCACCCCGGCGGGATTCTATGACCGTTATATCCTCCTCCTGGCGTATTACGAAACGAACGAGCAGGCATACGAAGCGACCGAGCGGCAATATGCCGAGATCGTAGGGCACCGCCGCTTCAAAGGCTACGAAAGTTTCAAAAGTTCGTACAGCCAGTGGTGCAAACGCCGCTCGGGCACCCCTCGCAGACGGCGTTAGGAGGCCGATTTGTTAAAAAGTTAATGCCGTTAACCTGCGAAAGTTAACGGCGTTAACCTTTTTTCCGAAAATTGTTTCCGAACCTTTGTATAGCAAAAACGCCGTACATGGGAATTGTCAGAAACATAATCGCACGCGCCGCGCTCCGCTTCGGGATTCCGGTTTTTTACGAACGCCGGATGTTTAACACGATGGGTGGCGATGCCAACGTAGATACGGACTTCGCATTGAAAATATCGACGGTCTGGTCGTGCGTCGACCTGCTGTCGGGTGCTATGTCCACGCTGCCGCTGCATGTCAAGGAGCGAACCGATAGCGGCCGTCGTGTGTTGTACGACCATCCGGTCGCCCGGCTGCTGATGAAGCCGAACCCGAAGATGAACGGGGTGATATTCCGGCGGGCGATGATGACTTCGGTGTGCCTTCGGGGGAATGCCTACGCCTTCATTACCGCACGGGATGCGATGCAACGGCCGACGCGGCTCGATTTCGTGCTGCCGTGGAACGTGTCGCTGTGGGAAGGCGATGACGACATCTACTACACCATAGCCGGCAATGAGGCGAAGATTCCGAGCCGTGACGTTATCCACCTGAAAGGGTTGTCGATGAACGGGCTGTTGGGACTGTCGCCGATCCGCCAGCACGCCGACCTGCTCGAAACCTCGGGCAACTCGCTCGACTTCGCCCGCTCGTTCTATAAGAACGGATGCCGGACGACCGGGGTGTTTAAAAAAGACAAGACACTGAGCGACGAAGCGTATGAACGCTTGCGGAGACAACTCGCAGAGCAGTATTTCGGTGCGAAAAATGCCGGAAAACCGCTGCTGCTGGAGGATGGTTTGGATTATACGGCTATCACCATCCCGCCCGAGGACGCACAGTTCATCGCCACGCGCCTGCAATCCGTGGACGAGATCGCGGCGATATTCCGCGTCCCGCCCCACATGGTCGGCAACCAAAGCCATTCGACGTACAACAACAACGAGCAACAGAACCTCGAACTGTATAACCTCACGTTGCGGCCCTGGATCGTCAACACCGAGGCCGAGTTCAACGACAAACTGCTGCGCGAGGATGAGAAGGGACGCACCTATATCGACATCGACGCAAAGGGTTTGCTGCGGGCCGACACGGCTGCGCGGACTGCCTTCTACAAGGAAATGTTTTATATCGGGGCGATGAACCCGAACGAAATCCGGGCCAGCGAGGACATGGACGGATACGAGGGCGGCGACCAGTTCTACCACCAGGCGAATATGGAGCCCGTGACCGGAAAATCTCAAAACAATGAAACAGAATAACGAAAAAGCAATCAATCGGCTGCTGCGGCGCTCGGTGCCCGTCACGGACTTGTGTGTCGAGCAGCGGGGCGAGGGTGAGGAACCCTCGCGGCGGATCAGCGGTTACGCAGTCCGTTTCAACGAATGGTCTAAACCCTTCTGGGGGGAATGGGTCGAAATGATCGACCCGCAGGCGTTCGACGGATGCGATATGTCCGATGTACGCATGTGCACGGATCATGGTACCAACTGCGTGGATGTGCTCGCACGCTACCGCGACGGGGCGGGGACACTGAGCATCGAGATCGACGCTGTAGGTGTCAAATTCTCCTTCGAGGCCCCGACGACGACGCGCGGCAACGACATCCTGGAGCTGGTGCGCCGCGGCGACATCAACGAGTGCAGTTTCGCGTTCGTCGTGGCCGAGGACAGCTGGTCATGGAAAACCGCGAACGCTTCGCAGCAGTACGACCAGCGCGTCGTAAAACGAATCGCAAAGTTGTACGATCTGTCGATCGTCATTGTCGGGAAATACGATAACACGTCCGCCGTAGCGGAACGGGATGCCGTCGACGAACTCCGCACGGAGGCGACCCGGACGGCGCATAAAAGCCTCGAAGTCGTACGGGCCCGCGATTTCCTGGCTTCCGAACTCGAAAACTTTTAACACCTTCAAAACTATGAAAAGCATTAAAGAATTGAAAGAGGAGCGGTCGGCGCTCCACGAAAAGATGCACGAGATCGTGCAGACCGCCGAGCAGCGGAGCGACACGGCATTCACGGCCGAGGAGCAGGCGCAGTACAACGAATACCGGACGCAGTACGACGCCCTGTCGGAACGCATCGCACGCCTCGAAGCCGACGAGCAGCGTGCGGCCGAGCTGGCCCGCCCCGTGTCGACCGCATTGGGCAAGGGTGCCGATACCGAAGAGACCCGTGCCGAGAAGCGCAACGAAGAGCTGCGTGCAGCCTTCCTCGATGTGTTGTCGGGACGCAAGACCCGCAACGACCTGACACAGGAGGTGCGCGACGGCCTGTTCCTCGGTGCGTCGAACAACCAGATCGTCGTGCCGAAGTTGGTGATGAGCAAGGTGACGATGGCGCTCAAGAGCACCGGCACCTTCCTCAATGCGGTAGATTTCGTCATTACCCAAACGAGCGATTCCTACGTCCTGCCGACCTACGACGCTACGGGTGACGAGCTGGTGCGCGTGAAAGAGGGTAGCAAGACGTCCGACGATTCGTCGAACAAGTTCGGCGGCACGGAGATCAAGGCCTACGACTACAACACCAAGATTCAGAAAATCCACGTCAACCTGCTCAAGACGTCGGGCGTCGATGTGGAGGCCGTCGTCGTCGAGGCGATCGCGCAGTGCATCCGCCGCGGCTTGAACAAGCTTGCGACGATCAGCGGGACGGGTACCGACGACATTACGGCACTGCTGAGCAGCGCACCCACCGGGGTGACGACCGCCAGCAAGGACGCCGTGACCTACGACGAACTCGTCGATATGGTCGCCAGCGTAGACGGCGCCTATGCGGATTCGTGGATCATGTCGCGCAACACGCTGCTGAACATTGCGAAGATCAAGACCACGGACGGATCGCCGATCTTCCTCAAGGACGTAAACACCGGGGCCATCACCCACATCCTCGGCCATCCCGTGGTCATCAACAACGACATGCCGCAGATCGGTACGGCCGAGGCGAAGGTCATTGCCTTCGGCGACCCGAAGGCCTACCACCTGCGTATGGTGGACGGCGTGCGTATGACCGTATTCTACGAGAAGTACGCCGACGAGAACATGATCGGTATCATGGGGCACATCCTTGCGGACGGCAAGCTGAACGATGCGGGCACGCACCCGATCAAGGTACTCGCACTCGCTTCGGCATAACAGGGGACGGCCATGACGAAGAACCGGAAGCAAAAGGAGTATCCGCGCCACCTGATCGAGCGGATCGCCGCCGAGCAGATGCGGGTGGTGCCCGAGGACGGTGAATTGTACGACAATGCGATCCGCAACCTGTATGCGGCGTTCGATATTGCCGAGCAGTACACCAACAGGATCATCGTGCGCAGCGTCGTGACGTTCGGCCTGGCCGCATTGGCGTCGCTGGTGGATATTCCGACCGCTCCGGTTCTGTCGGTGGCCTCGATACGGTATTACGATGCCGACGACGTTTTGCAGACACTCGACAGCGGGGATTACGAACTGGTCGCGTCGGAACACAGTACGTCGGTCGAGTTTTTCCGCATCCCTGAATTGTCGTCGCGCCGCAAGCGCAACCGCGTACTGATCGAAACCGTATGCGGGTACAGCGACTACGAGGATGCCGTGACGCGCGAGCCCCTGGATGCCGGCGGGATCGTCCTGCCGGGAAACATCGAGGCTGCCGTGCAGCTTCGGGCGGGAACGCTGGCCGAGGCTGACGGCGACGCGATCATCGGCCGCACCATCGGGGCGCTTCCCCTCACCGTCGAAAGATTGTTGAACCCCTACCGCATGGCGCCCTATGGCTGGCAAGATTAAAATTATGCTGCTAAAACCCGCGGTTCGGCAGGATAGCACCGGCGAGCTGGTGGGCGATCCGACGCCGTGGCGTCATTTCTGGGCGACAAAAACCGAGAACGGCGGCCGTGCCAACCTGTATGCCTCGCGCATCGTCCATGAGAACAGCGTCGTATTTTCGGTGCCGTACAACAAGGGGATCACTCCCGACATGCTCGTCGAGGTCGACGGGGAACGTCGCCCTATCGAGGCCGTCTACGAAGAAGGATTCCGGAAAACGACACATATACTTATCACCAAAACCGATATTGACAACAATGCCGGATATTAAGATCGAAGGGTACAAGGAAGCCGTACAGGTTTTCGTGCAGCTCGCCGAGCAGATGCAGAAGCGCATCGTGCGGCAGGTGTTGCGCAAATCGGCCCGCCCTATGGTGCTGGCCGCCCGGAACCGGGCGCCGAAGCGAACCGGGCGGCTTCGCAAGTCGATCCGGGTCGTATCGTTGAAGAAAGACCGCGTGCCGACCGTGGTACCGATGGCTATTGCCCCGGTGTTCGACGTCTCGAAGAACGGTAAGGTAAACGCCTTTTATGCGCGGTTCGTGCACGATGGGACGAAGGATCGTTATCCGCGCTCCCTGACCCGCAAGCGGGCAAAGGGGGCGAAAGGTTCCCGTGTGTTGGTGTTCACCGGCTCGCACGGTGAAAAGGTATTTACCCGCTCGGCGCGGGGCTTGTCGCCGAACCCCTTCATGATGCAGGCGTTCAACAGCGCGACCGGTTCTACCGTCGACGATTTCGGTAAAGAGATGGCGGCGGCGGTCGAGAATTTTGCAAACAAGAATTTTGTAAAACTATGATCCCAACCGAGATAATGGTCGACATGCTGTCGGCGGTGCTGTCCAAGGAAAAGATTTATCCCGAGGTGGTGCCGAGTGCCGTGCAGCCGCCGTTTATCCACTATTCCGAGAGTTGCGAACCGACCCCTTCGAAGGATGGGGATGCCGGGGCTGTGACGACCACGGTGGTATCGGTCGCCGCGTCGACGAAGGCCGAGGCCGCACGGTTGGCCGACGCTGTTGTCTCGGCGTTGGATATGCGGGAATCCGGGGAGCGTGTTTTCTACTATCAGGGGCGCGAGTATGTGTTCTTCGATCAGGACAGAATATCCACCTATGACATGACATTTAAAATCTTATAACATGAAAACAGGAAACGGGCGCAGCCTCACGATGTTATGCGCCAACAAGAGCGTCTACCACGCACAAACGCACACCTTCACGATCTCGCCCGAGTTCGAGGAGTGGGAAACCAAGGACACCAAAGGCAAGGAGTTCGAATTGAAAAACCTGGCGTTCTCGGCCTCGGCCGACGGCATCGTCTGCGTGCGGGAGGCGTCGGAAGAGGGTGACAACCTCGATACGCCCGACATGATCGCACAGGCGATCAGCGGGCAGGCGGTCGATGTCGTGGTCGAGCTGGCACTGCCCGGCACGACGGCCAAGAAATATACGACCAAGTGTGTCGTGGAGACGTTCGAAGTCAGCGAAACCGTCTCGGAGAAAGCAACCTACAAGGCCTCTTTCAAAGGCTACGGGTTGACGCCGATGGAGTAATGCGGACGAAACAACAATAACTTACGGGCGGAGCCTTCCGCCCGTATATTCCTAAAAACTATGTTGCAACAGATAACAACGAAGGGTGAAACCTATCCGCTGAATTTCGGCATTCGCACGCTGGCGACGACGGCCGACGCCCTCGGGATGAGCCTCGACAAGATGGTGAAGCAATTCCAGATGCCGGACATGAACGTCGGCGACATGATCGGGCTGATCGTGTCCGTATCGGCGGTGGCCATGACCGACGGCGCCCGTAAATCGGGACAACCCCGGCACTACTCCGAGGACGACGTGGTGGATATGATCGACGAGGACGAAACGCTGCTGCCACAGCTTGTCGCGTTGTTCCGCGCGTCGATAGGCTCCGGGCAAAAGGTTTTTCCGACGGCGGCGACCGCAAAGCCCGGCGAGTAAGCCGCCGCAAGGAGAACCCCCGGGAAATATCCTACCGCTCGCTCTATGCCGTGGGTGTCGGGATGATGGGGCTGGCTCCGTCGGAGTTCGACGACATGACGCTCGACGAGTTCGATGCGGCAGAGCAGGGATATATTCGCCGTCTGGAAAGCGAATACCGTACGGCAATGGAGGTGCAGCGGTGGGGTAGCTACGTGGTGTCGTCCGCGATGCGGGACTACAAGGGGCAGGGCCCGGGCGAGGCATTGCCTTTCCCGTGGGACGAAAAGCCCCGGACACGGAGGAAAACGGGCAAGTTGTCGAAGAGGGACATCGAGCGGATGGAACGGGAAGCATTGGAGATCGCAAACGGATTTGAAGCATGGCAAAAAAAATCGCGGAACTCCTGATTAAATTGGGAGCCGACACATACGGCTTTAAGGCCATGAGCGGCGAGGTGAAGAAGCAACTGGCGGGACTGAGTAAAGACCTGCAGGGCTTCGGTAAATCCATGTCGCTTTATTTCACCGCGCCGCTCACGGCTGCGGCCGGTGCTTCCGTGCACCTGGCCGATGTGCAGATGCAGGCCGAGCAACGGTTGCTAACGGCACTGAAAGGGCGTGAAAGCGTGCAGAAGCGATTGATAAAACAGGCCGGGGAATTACAGTCCCGGTCGATCTTCGGCGATGAAGTGATTATCGGCCAGCAGGCATTCCTGGCTTCGCTCGGCCTGACCGAACAGCAGATCAACGATACGATCGAGGCGTCGGCACAACTCTCTGCCGCAACGGGCATGACGCTCGACAGCGCCGTCAAGAACCTGGCGAAAACCTACGGCGGGCTGACCGGCGAATTGGGGGAAAGCATTCCGGCGCTGAAACAGTTTACCGCCGAAGAACTGAAAAACGGTGCGGCCGTGCAGTTCGCATTGGACAATTACAAGGGGTTCGCCGAGACGGTCGCACGCACAGGCCTCGGCCCGTTGCAGCAGTTGAAGAACTCCCTGGGTGACCTCGGCGAGGAAATAGGCATGGTCTTGATGCCGGTCGTGAAGGAGATCGTAGGCTGGTTCCAGAAGGCCGTGACATGGTTGCAGGAACTTCCGTCCGGAACAAAAACGGCGATTGTGGCAGTCGGAGGATTGGTTGCTGCTATTGGCCCGCTGTCGATGGGGTTGGGGGCTGTACTTAAAATGCTGCCTTTGCTTAAAGCCGGGTTTGCCGCCATGCTTGGCCCCGTCGGGCTGGTTGCGACGGCGATTGCTGCTGTGACAACCGCGATTATCGGATTCAATGCTGCAAAAAAACAGGCATTTTCGGACGCGGCGGATCAACTCGTTGAAAAATGGCGGGAAGGGGATTATACGCCCGAACAGCTGGCTGATTTGCAGAGCCGGAAACAGGCGCGGGTTTCCGCCCTGAAAACCGGGATTTACTACGATCAAAAGGATAATAGCTATGATCCGAACAAATCCAAACGTATTCGGGAATCCAAAGAGGAAATCGCACAGTTGGAGGTCGAGATCGAGGCGATCCGGCGTTTGATCGACATTAAAAAGCAGAATACGGCTGCATCTGAGAATGACGGAACAGAGAAAACGATCGGACTGATCGGGCAGCTCCAAAATAAAATAACGAAGCTCGAAAAAGCTAAAAGAGAAGCAACAACTATACGTGAAATCTCCCGGTTGAATCAAGAAATTGAAAAGACGAATAAGGAGCTCGAACGAGTACAGAATGTAGGATTAAAAGATGATAACGGTTTATTGAAGCCGCTCATTGAAAAATTGGAGGCGCTTAAAGATAGACTATCAAAAACATTTGATCCCAACAAGGTAAGATATTTAAACCGAGAGATAGCAGTCCTCGAAAAAAAGATTAGCGATATGACAACGGTGAGCAACCAATCCGTTGTGTCGAATCCGTGGGTCGCATTAAAATTTTCAGATAAGGACTTAACCGAAACTAAAAATAATATTAACCAATTACAGCAATTAGCAGAAAAGTACACGGACAACCCGGCGTATAAAGATCAGTATGATAAAGCACGGTCGAAATATAGTTTAATGCAGTTTGGGCGCGTTACCCCGCTGCAATTCGATCCGAACGCAATCAATCCGCCCGCTGCCGACTGGGAAGCGGCTGCCGAGAAGTTCAGGCAGAACCTGGGGAATATGAAAAATACGGTACAAGGGGCAATTATGGATTATGGCGCCATGTTGAATAACCTTGTACAAGACCTCGCTTTTGCTTTTGGGGAGGGTTTGGGCAATATTCTGTCCGGGGATGGAGCCTTCGATGATCTTGCTGCCGGGTTTGGGCGTGCCGTCGGGCAATTTTTAGTGTCATTGGGAAAACAGCTTATTGCGACATCCGAGGTGATTGAATCCATAAAAGTTGCATTAAACAGTATATGGGCTACACCGTGGGTCGGATTGGTTGTAGGTGCTGCTGCGATAGCCGCAGGTACGGCAATGATCAGTGCCTTCAAGAGCAACGCAAGCAAAGGTATCGCCCTGGCAAACGGCGGCCTTGCTTACGGGCCTACTATGGCTCTTGTCGGTGATAACCGCGGAGCGGGCAGTGACCCCGAGGTGATTGCGCCGTTGTCGAAACTGAGGCAATACGGGTTCGGGCGCCAATCGCTCGAATTTGTCGGCGGACAGTTCCGTGTGAGCGGTTCCGACTTGTTGCTGGCTATTCGCCGCGAAGATGTGAGAGTGAGCTATGTAAATGCAGGGGTGTAATGGCATACGGGCTGAAATATTATATTGACTACCGATCGAAGATGCGCGACCGGTTGCTGTATCGTATCGAGATCGAAGAACGCGGCCTGACGAACGCGATCCCGGCCATGATGCGCCCGCACGACGATGTGTTTACCCTCAAACAGGGCGGAGCGGACGATCCGGAGTATACGGCAATAAAGGGTGGTTCGTTGACGTTGCAGGTACTTTGCGTTAACAGCATGGAATACCTGTCGCTGTTTACCACCGATCCGAGAAAATTCCGCATCACGATCTACGAATGGCGCGCTGATGCGGCCGGACAGCCTGAAAAACGGTTTTTATGGCGAGGATTTCTCGCTGCGAACAGCTATAAGGAGGAGTTCGCCCGAGCACCGTATGCAGTGACCCTATCGGCTACGGACGGGTTGTCGTTGCTAAGTGCCATGCCGTTTCGCAATACCGACGGCGTTAAATTCACCGGCGCAACGACGGTGTACGACCTGTTGCAGGAGGCTGTCGAAAATCTCGAACTCGATTTGCCGGTTTGCGAATGGTTGAATCTCGAATCGGACGATTCGACAGCGCCATCCCTGAAAACCATATATATCGACCGCGCCCGCATATATGACATGCAGGATACCGAGGCGACTTGGCGCGATGTGTTGGAACTCTGCGTAGCGCCTTTCGGCGGGCAGATATTCCAGGCCGCAGGGACGTACCACCTGCGTACCGTCATGTCGTTACGCAGCCGGATCAGGCCGGCCGCGTTCTTTGCGGATAAGAATAGGCCAGTCGTGCATAACCTGTGGTACGACAAGTGTAAAATGTCCTCTGCATCGGAGATCAATTTGCTGGCGCCGTATCAGAATGCGGAAATCCAGCTTGCGACCAAGGAGCAAGAAGAGGAAAATTATTATAAACCGCAGGATTGGACGGCTTTGAATACGGTGTGGCAGTTCCGTGTTTTAAAGAATAGGGTATTTCTACATGCTACGCATGGGCGTGTTGAATATCGGTCGGAAACTTATTACCCGGCTGCCAAAATATCTATTAGCATATCGTTCGATGTCTTTAATGCGACGAATTATAAACTGTACGCCAGCTGTCATATCGAATTTCGACAGGGAAGTAATTCGCGTTTTTGGAATATCAGGACGAGTTCATGGGATGAGAAAATTTCCGATGACACAGAGTTGAAAAAAGATATAGCAGGTTCCGATGTTACTGATGCGTCGAATTATTACCCTTTGTCTGGGTTGCAGTCGCAGTCGTTTGATTTTGCCGTAACCAGCATCCCCAACTTGGAGAATAAGGCCGGTCAGCTTATCATTTATTTCTACATTTATGGGTTTGACGGACTTCAAAAGTCATTTATATCGAATATCGCTATTGATAATGACCTTGGCGATAATTCTCCGGATATTTCGGGGGTTAATTTACCGGTAACCTCAGCCAACTCAGGTAAATTTACCTGCTCTGTCCCCGTACGTGACGGTGGGTACAACGCGAATGCAAACGTCATCCTTCCGAACGTGCTGACGGACGCGGCCGGCTCGCCTGTCGTTTCATGGGTCGCCCGGACGGAGCGAGGCTGCATTATGGATATTCTCGCTGATGGCGTGCGTCGTCTGCGGGCGGGAGTTCGGCGACAACTGTACGGAGAATTACAGTGCCCGTTCGCCGTCGACATGAATTCCTTGTTTCGTGACTGGATGTTTACGAAGGCAATCTACTATGTCAATTCGTGGGAGTTGTATGCACCCCGTCAGATATATAAAGTCCAACTGCGCGAGTTGGTCGATACGCAGCGGGTTTACAAGCCGCTCGAATTAACCCCGACACACACGTTTCGTGAATACCAGCGGTTATGTGCGGCTTTGTATGGGACTTTGTTTTTCCGGACAGGATTGGTTTCTCACGAGGTCGAATTGTTTGACACGGAAACAGGGGATACGATCCGCTTGCCTTACAGCGCGGAAAAACTGGACATAAGGAAAGGTATAAATTCTGTTGTTATCCAGGCCGGAGACGGTGAACTGTATGCCGTAGATAATGTCGGTACCGTATTGTCTCACCTCGATGCTACTACGGCTGACGTGTTGGCGTACGACAAGGCCCTGTATGATGCCTCCCGCAAAGTGTGGGTTTCATACGACGCCGTTACTGTGGCCGGGAAAACGACGGTAACCGTGTTTACGGATGGCCTGGAAATAGAATCGCAGGATGTGTTCGACATTTCCGTCACCGCTATGATGCTTATGTCCAACGGGTACGTCCTGCGGACTGCGACCAATACCTATTGGCACAACTACGAGCTGCATCCCGCAGACGTCTTGCCGGCAATAGACGATGCGTATAATCCTATGACTGCCGCGCCGGTCGAAATGCTGGCCGTCTCCGATTCTCTGGTCGTAGTACGCGATCCCGCTACGGCACGGCCGGCCGTGAGTGTGTGCCGCCGGGTCGGCGGAGAATTGAAATTCAGCGAATCCCTGTTCGCTCTCGACGATGGGACGGGGCAGGTCGTCGCGGCCGATTGCAACAGCGCGATTGCGGCCGTGAAGGTCAACAGCGGCGGCAACTTCTATCTGTCGGCTTACGATGCGAGAAGCAAAGCGCAGTGCAAGATACCGATAGGCGCAGATAGCGACGTGATTGTCTGCGGCCCCTATCTCTGTGTGGTGGCATACGAGGCCGACGGCAGTTACCTGTCCTATGTGTCGTTCGACGATAACGTGGGACTGATCGAAATGCCCGAAGCATCGGTGCAGTTCCGTGTGAAGGTGGTCGACGCGGTGTCCGGGGTCATGCTCCCCGGCGTGCGAATCATCATAAGCCACGGCGATGACGACCTGGTGAGCCTGCACACGGACGAGAAGGGCGCCGTCGTATGGAGCCTCAATGAAGCGCCGGAGGATTGGGAGGATGTCTATGCCGGAACGAAAATACGGGTCAGTATGAAGGCGGACGAACCCCTTGTGCTCCTCGATTCGCAAGGGCGGACGCTGCTCGATTCATTCGGCCGCACGCTGGCTGTGCCTGCCGAGTTCGAACCCTATTTCGAGGGTGAAACGTTTGTTGACCTGACACACTTTCCGACGTCGGTAAAGTCGGGCTACGACCTCACGCTGCGCCTGATCCGCAAGTCAGATTTCGTGTTGTCGCCCACGTCCGTCCACTTGCCCGTCATCGGGGGCTCGCGCAGTGTTGGGGTACAACCGGGCCTGTTCCCGATCAAACAATACGCGGGCCCGGACTGGCTTCTCGCAACCTTTTCGGGCAATACGGGCATCACGCTTTCTGCCGCCGCGACGCAGTACGAGCGTGACGGCGTCGCCGAGTTCGGGCCGGATGCGTACGGGTGCCTGGGTCGGCGCACGGTCGCCGTGCACCAGGAGGGTACGGCGCTTGCCTCGCGCAAGGTTCGCGTCCGCCTGTCGATCCTGAATCCTTCGGGTAGCCCTGTCACGGCTGCCGCGACGGACATCTATTGGACGCGGCCCGACGGCAGCACGGGGCGGAACAGTTACCGGGGCTTCGACGTCATCGACACGCTTATCGACGCGGCCACGGTGCTCTCGTTCCCGCTGCGGGTCACGGTCTCGGAGCCGGGTTTCAAGGAGTACGACCAAAGCGTCGACATCCCCGCGGGCGAGGAGGATTATTCGTACGAAGGAGAGGTGCGCCTGAGCAATGCGGGGCGTTCCCTGCGCCTCGACTTCTCGGTCACCGACCAGGGCGGGCGGCTTCTCTCCGATGCCGAGGCCGTCGTGTCGTATACGCGGTCGGACGGCGAAGAGACCTACTACTCCAGCAAAAACGGACGTATTCAGACCACGCTTGCGGACGTCACGACGGCTGCATTCACGCTGGGCGTCGCCGCAGCGTGCGAGGGCTATGAACCCTATGAGCACACGGTCTCCGTCCCCGAAGGCGATGCTGCGTATTCCTATACGGACGACGCCGTGCTGGAAGCCGCTGCCCCCGGGAGCCGCACGGTGTACCTCGACCTTACGATCACGGACGCGCAGGGCGCTCCGGTCGCTGCGCAGTCCGTGGAGGCGGAGTACACCAAGTCCGACGGCACTCGGGCGACCTACGCCGGGTCGGGCTCGAAGGTCACCGCCACGCTTACGGACGTCACGACCGGCCGCTTCGCCATGTCGCTCAAGGTGCAGGCCGAGGGCTACGAGCCGTGGAACGAATCCGTCACCCTCGCCGCGGGTGCCGGGAGCGCCCGGGTCACCAAGACCGCCACGCTGAATAGCGCCGTGCCGCGCCGCCCGTTGAAACTCCGCCTCACGGTGACGGACGACCAGGGCGCGCCGCTTGCGGCCGACGAGGTTACGGCCTCGTATATCCTTCCGTCGGGCGCGAGCAAGCTGGAACGCTGGGCCGACACGGACGCTGTCGACGTCACGCTGGAAGCTTCCACGGAATATATGACCCTGGGGCTCGCCGCGACCAAGGCCGGGTATGCGGGCGGTAAGAAGCAGGTGGACATCCCGGCCGGCACTGAGGAGTACTCCGTGACGGAGACGTTGACCCTGACCCCTTCGGAACCTGCGCCGGGGCGTAACCTGCACGTCGTGCTGTCTATCGAGGACGCGGACGGCAACCCCCTCGCGGCCGATAAGGTCACCGTCACGACAAAGAACGCCGCGGGTCAGACCGTGACGCGCGAATACACGAATACCTCGGCGGTGGACGATACCATCGCCGACATCCCCACGAGCGGATCGAGCGTCACGGTCACGGCCTCGAAGTCCGGCTACAACGATGGCTGGATTCAGGGGTCTATCCCTTCGGGCAGCTCGGACTACACCTACACTGGGGTCGTTCCTCTGCGCTCGTCGCGTATGATCTCCGCCGAAGTGCGTGTGCAGGACGCGGGAGGCTCGGCGGTCGTCGCCGAAGAGATCGCCTGCACGTACCTGCAAAGCTCGGGCAAGACCAACACGATGCTGGCCATGAACAGCAGCATCCTCGACGATAGCGGACATTCGGACTGCTCGGTGAAGGCCTTTACGTCGCGCATCACCGTCACGGCCGCGGACTACAATACCGCCGTGGAGGAGGTGCCCGTGGCGGCCGGCCCGGAGGCCGTCACGATCCGCAAGACTGTCACGCTCTACCCGGGCTCTCGTTCCCTGCACCTGGACTTCGCGGTCAGGAACGAGCAGGGCGCGGCGGTGGAGGATGCGGTCGTGGTGATTCAGTACGTGAAGCCGGACGGGAGCGACGAGAACCTGCAATTCACGGGCGGCGTGCACGAGACTTTCGACAATGCGACCACGCAGGGCTTTACGCTCCTGATTATGGCGCAGGCCGAGGGCTCGCGCGTGCACATGCAGCAGATCGCCGTCCCGGCGGGCAAGGAGGCGTACACCTACGACACGGACGTGGTGCTCTACTACGACTACTCGCCGGGCATTACGCTCGACCCGCCATCCCCGTGGACGTATACGGCACACCTGGGGACGCTCCGCAATACGGGCAACGTCGACCTGGAGCTGCTTTCGGCGCCGGAATGGTGCACCATCACCGGGGACATCCCGGGCACGGTGGCGGTGGGCGAGGGACGAGCCTTCGCCGTCTCGAAGAACGAGACGGGTGACTTGCGCCAGGGGACGATCTCGATGCAGTGGCACAACATAGAAGCGAGCGAGACCACGGCCTACGATGTCGAGGTCTCGCAGGAACCCTGATCGCCGATGTTCCACAAACTAAGCGGTAAATTTACACAGTGCAACCCTAAAACCGAACACAGAGAAATGGCAACTTACCAATTACAAACCACCGGGGAGCAGACCGACGAAGCCATGCGGCGGGCTCTTCGGCCGCAGAACGCGATGCAGGGGGACAAGACCGCCTCCGGCGCCTATGTGCTTACTGACGCCGAGGGTAAGGCGTTCGACCCGCAGACCTCGGCGTCGGCCGTGCTGATGGGAGACGGCACGACGCTCGAAAAGAAACTGGAGGATGACACCACGCGCGACGAGGATAAATTGTCCCTCCTCGCGCACTCGGACTGCACGCTCGAAGAGCGCGTGACGCACCTCGAAAGGCTGCTCGTGGGAGTGCTCTCGGGCAAAGTGCTGATCCCGGAATTGCAGGTGAAGAAGCTGGGCGTGTGGGGCGACAACAACCTCGTCGTCACGGGCGAGGGTGCGCCGACGAAAGCCCCCGACCGCGCGGGGCAGTTCTATGTCGATACGAAGAACAACGCGGTCTACCACTCCGTGGGCAACGGCGCGGTGTCGGACTGGAAGAACGCTTAAACTGCATACAACATGTCACAAGTCAACAAATACGCCGACAAGGCGGGTTACACGGCCGACAAGAACCGCAAGGACACACAGTCGGCGGTGTCATACGTCGAAGACGACGGCGAGGTGATCTACGACGGCGTGAATGTCGTTGTCGACCGGGATGCCGCGGATGCCGGCGATCTTGCGGTCTTCGACAAGACGGACGGCACGCTGAAGTTCGTCAAAGGCGCGACACTGCTTTACGACCGGCTGCCGCCGGAACTCGTTCCGATGGCCGTGGTCTACGGACGCCGGGGCGAACGGGTGCGCATCGTCGCCCTGCGCCATCTGGATTTTTACAAGTGGGCAGTGGCGTATGAAGTGAAACTTTCGGGCTTCGATCTCTCGGCCGGAGGTAATTTCACGCTGACCGTTGACAATACGAGTTCGGAATTTACCTACCCCCGCGGGGCGACGCTTGCGAGTATTGCCGCGCAGATCAACGCCGACACAACAATCGCGGGATATTCATGGAAAGCCACGGCGTCGGATGAGATCGCCGCGATTGTCATGGAGTGCAATACGTCGGCCGAGAATTACAAAAAAATATCCGCGACAGGCTGCACGCTTACCAAGCATGCGGAAGATGTCGATTACCAGACCACCACTGCCATTATCCCCCAAAAAACGACGGTCAACGTACGCCGCAGAAATGGCGTCGACTCACAACTGGCCGGATGCGACAACGATGCGTTTCTGGAGTACTACAGAGAGAACGGCAGCACGAGTACCAACGTTCCGCTGGGCAGCTCGACGATCATCCGGGAAAGTGTCTTTACCGAGGCCGATAATCCGGCGCTGTTCGCGGCCTATCCGACCTACCGGGACTACCTGTTCGGCGAACATCTTGCCGAATATCCGTCGGCTTACGAAGCATTTCTGCAGGACGGCAAAGACAATACGGCCATTCTCGCCGGGAAAACAAAGACCGACTTCTATGGCAAGACTGTTCCGTGTTATCCGGCGGCAGCCGCAGCTGCGGCCTATGGGATGCAGGTCGCGGGGATGACTACGGGGCTGGAAGCGGGTGCATGGTGGCTTCCGTCGGCCGAGGAGTTGTGGCTGATGGCCAAAGGTCTCATATTCGCGCAGCCTTATGATCCGGTCAATCGGACATTGTCCGTATCGGGGAAAGTGATCGCCAAGACGGACTATATGGCCTCTTCGACCGAATACTCGTCATTATATTATTTTCAGGTCAATCAATACGGTAATACGCGGTGGATGCTCCAACAGCAAGGCAAATCCATATCCAGCATCGTACGGCCGGTGTCGGAGCTATGAAAAATAAACTGAATTATGTCACAGATAAACAAATATGCGGATAAGGCCGCCTACGAAGCGGATGCCGCGCGGCTTAAAACCCTCTCGTCGGAATCCTACATCGAGAACGACGGCGAACTGATCTATGACGGTGTGAATACCGTGATCCGCAAATCGGCCGCCGGTGTCGGTGATCTCGTCGTCTTTGACAAGACGGATAGTACGTTGAAATTTATCAAAGGCGATACGCTGGTTACAGAAAAGATACCTCCCCAACTGATTCCCGTGGCCGTGGTCTATGCCCGGCAGGGCGGGCGGGTGCTGATCGTGTCGCTTCGCAATGCGGCAAGCAGCGTTTGCTGGGCGTACTCTTACGAGGTCGCCCTATCTGGCTTCGAACTGTCTGCGGGGGGAACCTTCACGCTTCGTATCTATAATACCGACCACGCATTCACTTATGCCCCGGGTGCGACGCTCGCGGATATCGCCGCGCAGATCAATGCGGACGAGAAGATCAAAAACACTTATGGCTGGACAGCCTCTGTCGATGAAGCAGGGGCACGAATTGTCATGTCGATAAACACATGGTCGCCCAATTATGTGCTTATCAACGTTACGAATGGCTGCCAAATCACCTATCCTCGGGAGAACGTGAGCTATCAGACAACACTCACGGGGATACTTATCAAAGGAACCAGAGAAGAAATTCGCCGCAAGAATGGTGTGAATTCAAATATGGCAGGTGGTGTCCTCGACCAGTTCGCGGAATATTATTCGGAGAGAGGCCAGGCAGCCACAGGACAAAAGCCGGGAAGCGGCATAGTCATTCGGGAGAGCGTTTTCACCGAGGCCGACAACCCCGATCTGGTTGCCGTGTATCCCACCTACAAGGACTACCTGTTCGCCGAGCACATGGCACAATATCCTACGGAGTTCGGGACGATGTTGCAGGATGGCAAGACCAACACGAACCTGATCGGGCGGCTTACCTTCGAGGATATTTACGGCAAAACACAGTACCGCTACCCGGCTGCCGCCGCAGCCCTCGACTTCGGCATCACCGTGGACGGAATGACGACGGGGCTGGAGGCGGGGGCATGGTGGCTGCCGTCGTCGGAAGAGGTCTACCTGCTGATGCACGACAGGGTGCGTTTCGTCGCTGACGTGGAAAAAGACCCTGTAAACCGTACGCTCTTACGCTTGAAAGCTACCACGTGCTATGGTTATAATTATTATGTCCATACTTCATGCGAGATGCAGGAGAGTTACATCTACATTTATAGCGGAAGGGACGGCTCTCTGGGCTATACAGGCAAGTGTTATAAATTCTCGTCCCGCCCGGTCTGCGCCTTATAATTATCTGAACCATGGAAACACAACGACAGATCGACACCCTCGAATCACGGCAGCTCGAATTACGGGCAGTCATGGCCAAGTCCGACGATAGGGCGGCCAAATGCAGTAAGTCCGGCCTTGACTTCCGGGCTACCTATCCTCTGGATTATGAGGAGTACGAAGCGGCCAACGCGGAGTACAACGCGAATGAAAAGACCCTTGCGGAGCTGAGGGCCCGGCGTGCCGAAGAGCTGGCCGCCGAAGAAACAGTTATGGACTTTCAAAACGGATAGGGCATGGATACCTGGCTGCAATGGATGACGGCGATATTCGGTGCTGGGGGTGTGGGTTACCTGCTTATCGACCGTTTTGCCCGGACACGGGAACAGAAAGGCTCCGATTCGGCGGATATGGTGAGCAAGATAAGCGATGCGTTCGACAAGACGTTGCAGACCACCATGCGCTATTCGCAGGAGGTTATCGACAAGATGAAACAGGACGACGAACGCAACGAACGCCGTTACAAGGAGTTGGAAATCCGCTATGCGAAACTCGAAACTCGTTTTGACGAAAAAGAAGCCGACCGTGAATACCTCAAGGAGATCGTCAGCCGCTCGGTAGAGTGTAAATTCCTCAAGGAGGGGCACAATAACGAATGCCCGGTATTGCGGGGCAACCAGAAGCGGCTGGCCGCGAAATGTAAATCCTGCTCCGATAAGGTCGAAGAAAAGCGGAAGGCAAACCAATAACGATATTCGGAAAACTACGAACAAAAACAAAAGGACAAATGAAAAAGAAATGGATCGTATGGAGCATCGTTGCGGCCGTGGCCGTAGTGCTCGGAATCGTATTCCCGCGTTACATCCTCGTGGGGGTTGTTTGCGCTATGGCCGGATGGGTCGGGCATATCCTGTACACTAAACACATCGCGCAATGACACGAGGGCTCAGAAACAACAACCCGCTCAACATCGAGAAGACACGGGGCGGCAATCCCTGGCAGGGCGAGGTCGTACCGTCGAAAGACAAGCGTTTCGCGCAATTTACGACGGTGGCATACGGCTATCGGGCTGCCTTCAAGCTGTTGAACAACTACCAGCGTAACTACGGGTTGGACACGATCCGCAAGATGATCGGCCGCTGGGCCCCGTCGGAGGAGAACCACACGGACGCCTATGTCCGCACCGTGGCGGAAAGATCGGGGGTGCCCGCCGACAGTCGGATCACCACGACCAACCGCGACGTGATGGTTCCCATCGTAGCTGCGATGTCGTTCGTAGAGAACGGCATCGAGGCCAAGATGCTCGACGTGCAGGCCGGGTGGGAGTTGTTCGTAAGGTGCCAATCGTAGCTTCTGTTTATTGTCAATCACAGGTTCTTTGAAATATTGGAATTACCAATTTGTTCAAAAAATTTAACATTTACAAAAAATGCATTATATTTGCAACCGAGCAAACCAAATACCATACTGTTATGCGAGAACCGGATATACAGCGTATGAAAGCGGTTGTGCTGTACATACTGAACAAAATGCCGGATGGGACACGAGATGTATACCATATCGTCAAAACGGCTTTCTATGCACAGAAAAACCATTTCGTAAAATACGCACTCCCCTTATTTAACGACCGGATTTCTGCATTGCCTTTTGGGCCGGTTCCGTCCCTCATGTACAATATATTGCGTGTTGCCCGGGGTGAAAGTCAGCCTTATCGATATTGCGATGATCGAGTGTTGTCTCGTATAGCAGCAGCGATAGACTATCAGGACGAGAGTTTCTCAGCCAATGAACAGCCGGACATGGAATGCCTCTCAAAATCAAATATCGAATGCCTCGACGAAGCCATAAAGGAAGTATCCCGGATGAGGTTCGATAAGCTAATGGCAAAAACGCACGGGGCAGAGTGGACAAGGGCTTTTCATAATTCAGCCAACCGTAAAATGGATGATCTGAATATTGCCAGGGAAAATGGCGCAAGCGAAGAAGTGTTGTCATACTTGGCTGATTCATTGGATATCGACAAGGCGCTTGACTGATGTTGCTGGGTGAAATTGAAGTGCTGAAAAAAGCGCAAATCAGGGTCGGAAGCATCTTCCGGATGGAATTTTATCCAAAAGATCGAGTGATGCCGAAGGGAGAACAGGCAATCGGCCGAACGAAATATTTTGTTATCGTTGGCGTCGATGCCAAAGGTAATTATGTCGGTGTTTCTCTGATAAACACGAATGTGAATATCAATTTCGCCCGAATTATCGCACCTTTTCAACACTGTATCTATCCTGATAAATATGAATTTCTGAGGGGGCAATATAGATATGTGGACTGCTATTCGATCCGAGATATAGAAGAAGCTCGCATTGCGAAAAATGCTGAATACGTCGGATATTTGGATGAGGAAGACCTTGCGCAGGTGCATTCTCTATTAAGGGGATCGCCCGCAATCGACCCAAGAACAATAAAACGATATGGTTTAGAGTAGATCATCGAAACTATCTAATAAATGAAGCGGCAATTCCAATATTTCGGAGTTGCCGCTTATTTTTTTTTGAGCCATGAAAAGATTGCTCCTCTACCTGCTCGCCGCCCTTGCGGCCGGGGCGTTGCTCTTCGGCTGGGGATACCGCCGGGGCGCCGCGTCGGTGGTTGTCGAAGAAACGACGCGCATCGACACGGTGTTCTATCCGCGGCCGGAACCGCTGCCCGGCACGTACCGCTTCGCCGACATCGCTGTGCCGGTGTTGCTCTTCGCGCCGCCCGACACGGTGACGGAGACCGTCGTTGTGAAAGTCGGGGCAGACAGCGTGCAGATGAAGGTGGCGATGGAAACGCGCCCCTACTCGGACAGCACCTACCGGGCACAGGTCAGCGGGCCCCGGATCGGCAACCTGCGGCCGACGCTCGACTGGATAGAAACATACGACCGCACGACCATCCGACAGCAGGTAATCTCCCGGCGGAGCCGCTTCGCCCTGACCGCCGGGGTCGGGGCGGCGTACACACCGCAAGGGTTCCAGCCCTATGTTGGGGTTGGAATAGGGGTGATACTGTGGCAGTTTTGAGTGCCAATCCATATGATTGAAACAAAAAATACAATATTTCGCATTATAAATTAATATTTTGCGTTATATTTGCACACACAGTATGAAACATATAATGTAATATGTCTGATATTAAATCGTTGTTTCAGTATTATCTTGAACATCAAGATGAGCTCGTTAAAACATATAACGGGAAATATATCGTTATTGTTGATAACGCTGTTGTCGGTTCGTATGATAGGCAAGATGAAGCCTATTTTAGCGCCGAGGCAGAATTTGGGCTAGGAAATTTTTTAGTTCAGTTATGTACTCCGGGCCGTCAGGATTATACCCAACATTTCACTTCTAGAGTTTCATTTTCGTAGCTATTATTAATCCAAACTTGAAACCGACTGCATTTACCCAAAAATATTCTGGCGGGGTTCCTAATAGACTTATATCTTCTTGCGGTGTTTGTAAAGCTTTTCATCCTACAGCAACATCCCGGCCACCAGTGATTAAATTCAATGCCTTGTGGGATACCGGAGCCACTAATTCGGTAATAACAAAGAATGTTGTTGATGCCTTGGGATTAAAGGCAATGGGAGCTATTACCGCATACCATGCTAATGGGGAATATTCTGCGGAAACTTATATGGTTAATATTTTGCTTCCTAATGAGGTGTTTGTGCCCGCACTTAAAGTCACTGAAGGTAAATTGAATGAGTGTGATGTCTTAATTGGAATGGATATTATTTCTCAAGGGGATTTTTCAGTCTGTCATAATGGTGGAAATACTGTATTCACTTTTCAATTGCCCTCTACGCATTGTTGGGATTACGTTGAAGAAGTTAATGCTGCTAATGCTGCTGTTGTAGAACCGCTACGAGCAGAGCCCAAAATTGGGCGCAATAATTTATGCCCTTGTGGATCTGGGAAAAAGTATAAGCATTGTCACGGTAAAAAATAGTAGTTACTTGAGTTGCATAATTAAAAGCGTGCGCCCCGGAGAAATCCGGGGCGTTTTCTATCGCAATATGGCGGCATATCGTTCTATGGATGTCGTTAGAATCTTCGCGTATATCTGCGTTATTGCGATGTTCTTGTGCCCGAGCATCCGCGCAAGGACTTCGATCGGTACGCCTTTGTTCAGCGCAATCGTTGCAAATGTGTGACGCGCAAGGTGCGAGGTGAGGGATTTTCCTATGCCTAATTGCGCTTCGATGACGTGGAGGTAGTCGTTGTACTTCTGGTTCGAGATAATCGGTAATTTGTACCTGTGACGCTTTAATACGTCCATCGCAGGCGGTAATATGGGTGTGAAAAAAGCAGAGCCGGTTTTGAGGCGTTCGCCGTCGATATAGGGGAATTCGTCTTTAAAAACAACGTCCGTTTCGTAGTTAAAGCGCGCCATGTCCGAATATGCAAGGCCGGTGTGGGCGCTGAATACGAACAGGTCGCGTACGTCGCTGAGTTTCGGCGGCAGGGTGGCCTCCATGATTTTGTTGACTTCCGCTTCGGTCAGCGGTTTCCTCTCTTTCGATTGACCTCGCAAGTCTTTGAATTTGTTGTAGGGGTTTTCTTTGATATACCCTAATCGTAATGCCTCCAGGATGTAAGGCTTCAGCCCTTTGTGGTAATTGTGTAGGGTTGCTTGGGTGCGTACTGTGGTTTTGTTTCCCGCTTCATCGAATATTTCGGGATCGCTATCGCGTAGGAATATATCGAACCTGCTGATATTCTCTGCTGTTACGGATGCGAACGACCGGATGCGGCCGAACCGTTTCAGTGCGTTGTACACGACAAGTTTGCGCCTGCGGGTCGATTCTTGCATGGTCTGCGTCGTTATGCGTTCATACAAATAATCCAAGAACGAATTGCCGCCAAGGCCGGCATCTTGCAATCGGGCGTTGAGAGACGGGAGGTCGACCGGTTCCCCGTTTGCCTCCATACGCAGCAACAACCGTTCATACTCGTCGCGCATCTTCTCCAACTGTACCGACAGTTGATGTGCCGCGGGGTGGTCTACAATTTTCCCCCTCTGCCACTGGTGGGGCAGCAGCATAATGTCCGTAGGGATAATTTTCCGCGAATTGCGGGTGAAATAAATTTCCAACTCGATCCGTGAGGGATTGGTCGGTGTGGCTTTCTTACGCCTGTCGTAGACAAAACGCACCGCTTCCTTCTTCTGTTTCATTGTAACGCAGAATTTAGCCCGTGTAACGCATTATGTACCGCGATAGTCAGAATATGACGGAATAAGTCGTCACTAAGGCCGGTTTAACAAAAATTAAACCTCTGCGAAATAAGATGTGATTTGCTTGTATCTTGTTGAAAAATAGCGCGATTGTATAAATTTATAACAACCGCGCTATCTCAAACCGAGGTGTTGACCCCTCTTTTTCGTGATCCCGCTGGGGCTCGAACCCAGGACCCCAACATTAAAAGTGTTGTGCTCTACCAGCTGAGCTACGGAATCTCCGTGTGCCA